GTTGACATGAATACAATTCAATTGCATGTGGTTGCTTGTGTATGCTATAGGGTGCCAGCGCCACTCACACTCTTGTGCATTTGTCAACACTTATTTTCTCTTGACATCTCTAGCCACATGTGCTAGCCATTGGGCTGGCTACCATAGTCTGCTCTAGATGTCAAGGGTTGACTTGTGTTCTATTGTATGCTATAGGTGAATTCTTTTGTAATCTTTTGTTGACATGAGGCGTGGGTTATGCTAGAGGGGCGGGGAGGGGCTGGCGTATCTGTCGTAATCTATAGTAGGCACTCTTGTACACCAGAGCTAAAATTAGAAAACTAGAGAAAACTCCTATAATGTAAGTACTTACTAACATAGCCAAGTTATTGATTACTATAGTATTATTGTACACTACTAAATAATAGTAAAAAGGACTTGACAAGGACACAAAAATATGCTATAATGATAGAGTATTCTTAGAGAGACAGTAAGGTAAAATACACATGGATGTTGATAATAAACCTACTCTTGCTAAAAGGAAAAGAGGTAGACCTAAGAAGTCTGAGGTAGCTTCTAAATCTAGAGGCTCTAGGAAAGCTCTAGGTAGACCTAAAGGTGACGCTGGTATCATTAATGAGTATAAGGCTCGTATGCTTGCGTCCCCTAAGTCTCGTAAGGTACTTGACAGTATTTTTGATGCGGCACTTAATGATGACCATAAGAATCAAGCGGCTGCATGGAAACTAGTGATGGATCGCATGCTACCCTTGAGTTACTTTGAGAAAGATGCAGCCAGTGGTAGATCATCAGTAAACATAACAATCTCAGGTTTAGGCGGCACTGTTGAAACAGAGGTGGAACCTAGTGAACCTATAGACGGAGAATATACAGATGTTTAAGTACTTCACTAGGGAAGAGTTTGTGTGTCAAGCCACAGGTGAGAATGAGATTGAGGATGAATTAATCTTGGCCTTAGATGAACTAAGGGAGGCCTGTGGTTTCCCTTTTGTAATCACTAGCGGCTATAGATCTCCACAGCACCCTCTAGAACTAAAGAAGCCTAAGGCTGGCACTCATGCCCAAGGCATCGCAGCGGACATAGCTGTGTCATCCGGTGTGCAACGGCACACTATAGTTAAGAAGGCCATAGAGCTAGGGTTTACAGGGATTGGTGTAGCCGGAGGCTTTGTGCATGTGGATGTTAGATCTACAGATGTACCTGTGATGTGGACTTATGGATAGTAGAGAATACAGAGAGACTCTAGCTAAACAAGAGGATCTAAATTGGGACGGTAATCCTGAGTTAGATGCTGAGTATGAGTGTGAGCAAGAAAAAGACTTGGATGAGTTAGTAGTCAAGTACTTTTATGACTGATCTAAACATACAACTCCTAGATTGGCAAAAGCAAGTATGGGCAGATGACACTAGGTTTAAGATTGTAGCTGCTGGTAGACGTACAGGTAAGTCCAGACTAGCTGCATGGATGCTTATTGTAAACGCACTACAGGCGGACAAGGGACAGGTGTTCTATGTAGCTCCTACACAGGGGCAGGCTAGAGACATCATGTGGCAAACACTACTAGACTTGGCTAATCCAGTGGTAGTGAGTGCTCACATTAACAATTTACAAATAAAACTGGTCAACGGTGCCACTATATCCCTCAAGGGTGCAGACAGACCGGAGACTATGCGTGGTGTGTCACTAAAGTTCCTAGTGATGGATGAGTACGCAGATATGAAGCCAGAGGTCTTTGAGCAGATCCTTAGACCTGCCTTAGCTGACCAAAAGGGCGGTGCGTTGTTCATAGGTACACCTATGGGACGTAACCATTTCTATGACCTGTACAAGTACGCAGAGCTAGAGGACGATGTGTCCTATGAGGCTTGGCACTTTACAAGCTACGACAACGAACTACTGGACTCAGAGGAGATAGACCTAGCTAAAAAGTCCATGTCTTCCTATGCATTCCGACAGGAGTTTATGGCATCCTTTGAGGCTAGAGGCTCAGAGATGTTTAAGGAGGAGTGGGTCAAGTTTGGTGACAAGCCAGACGTAGGTGACTACTACATCAGTATTGACTTAGCTGGCTTTGAGGACGTAAGTAAGAAAAGATCTAAGAACTCTAAGCTGGATGAGTCAGCCATAGCGGTAGTCAAGGTCAACGAGGACGGCTGGTTCCTAGAGAACATTATATACGGTAGGTGGGACTTAGCGGAGACAGCTAGAAAGATATTCCAAGCAGTCAGGGACTACAGACCTATCAGTGTAGGTATTGAGCGTGGTATCTCTAAGCAGGCTGTAATGTCCCCATTGATGGACATGATGAAACAAAATGGTAGGTTCTTTGTTGTAGAGGAGCTTACACATGGTAACAGAAAGAAAACAGACAGGATCATGTGGGCTTTACAGGGTAGGTTTGAGAACGGTCAGATTACTCTAGGTAAAGGTGAGTGGAACACTAGGTTTATGGATCAGTTATTCCAGTTCCCTGATGTCTTAACACATGATGACTTGATAGACGCTTTTGCATACACAGATCAATTGGCTAAAGTAGCCTACTCATATGACTTTGAGATTGATGACTTAGAAATTTTAGATGTAGTAACAGGATACTAATGAAAACTATAACTACAAAACAAAAAGAAATGTTAAAAAAACACTCTTCCCACCACAGCCCTAAACACATGACTGAAATGAGAAAAAACATGAGGGCGGGTAAGACTTTTACTCAGTCTCATAAAGCTGCTCAAAAGAAAATAGGAAAGTAACATGGCTAAACAAGGTCTATACAGTAATATAAATGCTAAACGTAAACGTATCGCAGCGGGTTCCGGTGAAAAGATGCGTAAAGTCGGTAGTAAAGGTGCTCCTACAGCCGCACAGTTCAAAAAAGCAGCCAAAACAGCCAGAAAAGGTAAAAGATAATGGACTACGGTGATAACGATGTCTTAATGAGTGATGAGCACCTAGAGAACTGGGTGATGACTAAGTGTGACTCATGGAGAGATCATTACGAGGCCAACTACTCAGAGAGGTTTGAGGAATACTATAGGCTTTGGCGCGGACAGTGGGCAGCAGAAGACTCCAGTAGGAAGAGTGAACGCTCTAGAATCATCAGCCCTGCACTTCAGCAGGCTGTAGAGTCCAGTGTAGCAGAGTTAGAGGAGGCAACCTTTGGTAGAGGCAAGTATTTTGACATTACCGATGACTTAGCTGACCCAGATAGCCAAGATGTTGTGTATTTACGCAATAAACTGCATGAGGACTTTGAAAAAGCACAGATCCGCAAGCAAGTAGGCGAATGTTTAATCAATAGTGCTGTATTTGGCACTGGTGTCGCTGAAGTAGTGCTAGAGGAAGTCAAAGAGATGGCTCCTGCTACCCAACCTATCATGGACGGGCAGCTACAGGCAGTAGGTGTTAACATTACTGACCGTACAATGGTCAAATTACGCCCAGTACTGCCACAGAACTTCTTAATTGACCCTGTTGCTACCTCCGTAGAGAACGCTCTAGGCGTTGCTGTAGATGAGTTTGTATCCAGACACCTAGTGCAGCAACTACAGGAAGAAGGGGTCTACAGGGACGTATATGTAGGTCAGGAAGCTGGCGATTATGACCTAGAGGCGGATCAAGACCTTACGTCCTTTGATGAGGACAAGGTACGCCTAACTAAGTACTATGGTTTAGTACCACGCTACTTGCTAAAGATAGGTGAGAAGGAAGCGTTGCTAGGTGAAGATGAGGACATTGCTGACCTAGAGGTAGACAATGAAGACGAAGAAGAGAACGAAAGTTACTACGTTGAAGCTATTGTTGTTATTGCTAATGGTGGCATACTGCTAAAAGCTGAAGAAAACCCATACATGATGCAGGACAGACCTATTGTTGCATTCCCTTGGGACGTAGTGCCTAGTAAGTTCTGGGGCCGTGGTGTGTGTGAGAAGGGCTACAATAGCCAGAAAGCCCTCGATACAGAGCTTAGAGCGCGTATTGATGCGCTAGCCCTAACTGTACACCCAATGCTTGCTATGGACGCTACACGGCTCCCTAGAGGCTCTAGACCGGAGGTTAGACCCGGAAAAATCATCTTGACCAACGGTGACCCTAGGACAGTACTGAACCCATTTAACTTTGGACAGGTCAATCAGATTACCTTTGCACAAGCAGCAGAGCTACAGAAGATGGTGCAGATGTCCACAGGAGCTATAGACTCCGCTGGCATCGCTGGTAGTATCAATGGTGACGCTACGGCTGCTGGTATTAGCATGTCTCTAGGTGCCATCATTAAGCGTCACAAGCGTACATTGATTAACTTCCAGCAGTCCTTCTTGATTCCTTTTGTAAAGATGGCTGCTTGCAGGTACATGCAGTTTGACCCTGAGAACTATCCTGTAAAGGACTACAAGTTTAACACCACCTCTACTCTAGGTATTATTGCCCGTGAGTACGAAGTAACACAGCTTGTACAGCTACTGCAAACAATGTCCCCAGAGTCTCCACTGTACAATACTTTGATACAGTCAATTATTGACAACATGAACGTATCCAATCGTGAAGAGCTTATTGCTAAGATTGATGAGGCCGCACAAGCCGCACAGCCTACGCCAGAGCAGCAACAGATGCAGCAACAGGCTCAACAGGCACAGATGGCCTTCCAGCAGTCTCAGACAGCAGCCCTCAATGGTCAAGCTGGAGAGTCTCAGTCAAGAGCACAGAAGATAGCTATAGAAGCACAGCTACTGCCACAGGAGCTTGAGATAGACAAGATTAAGGCTATCACAGCTAACCTAAAGGCAGGGGATCAGGACGATAAGGAATTTGAGCGTAGGATGAAGATAGCTCAAACTATGCTGAAGGAAAAGGAGATTGACCTCAAGACTCCTACACAACAGCAGTCTAGACAACCACAACCACCACAGCCTGCACCACAGGCTCCAATGCAACTACAGGGGGTACCTACTAATGGTAGTAACTAGAACAGAACTCTTAGAGATCGTAGAGCAAGTAAACGCTAAGTTTGAGGAGCTAGAGAAAACTATTAAAGAAATAAAAGCCTGCAACTGTGCTACAGATAAGCAGAAGGCTCCAAAGGCTTCTAAGAAGGCCGCATAATGACTAGGGCATCTGGAGGAACAAGGGCTAGGAAAGGTAAAGCTAAAGTAAAAATTACTTCTAGTGGTAAAAAAGTAAGTTATGGGCAAGCAGGCCCAGCTAAAGGAGGTGGTCCCAGAGTAAAGCCGGGAACTAGCAAAGGTGATAGTTACTGTGCTCGTAGTTTAGGTATTAAGAAACGTCTGCCTAAAGCAAAGCAGAATGACCCTAATACACCAAACAACTTATCAAGAAAGCGTTGGAAATGTTCTGGCGCTAAATCAAGGAGAAGCTAATGCCATACGGTACAGGTACATACGGATCTAAAGTGGGAAGACCACCTAAGAAGAAGAACAAATCAAAGCAGATGCTAAACAAAAGGAAGCCTACTAGAGCTTCAGGCGGCACTAGGGGACGCTAATGGTACTTGAGCTAGCTGCCATTGTAAGTACAGTCAACGCTGCCACTACTGCACTTAACCGTGTAGCCGGTGCTACATCTGACATACAGCAGATTAGCTCATTCTTAGGCACTCTAGGTGAAGCACAGCACGATCTACAAAAGATTAAAAATACTCAACCTTTGTCTGCTGCTGATGCTATACAGCACCAGCTTGCACAAAAGCAAATTGCAGATACCCTAGCTGAAGTTAAAGATATATTTATTATTTCAGGCAATGGGCATCTGTGGGCTAACGCTATGCAAGCTATGGCTGACGCTAGGGTTGCTAGACAAAATGAGATAAACAGACTTACAGCGGAGAAAAAAGCCAAAAACAAGCAACTCAGAGAGGCACTTGTAATCATATGTGTCGCTTTGCTTGTAGTACCGGCAGCACTGTTTGCTTTACTACATTCACTTGTAAATAATTAAAAATAACTCTTGACATTTACACAGAAGTATGCTATAATGTATGGGTACATTAGTGTACATGAGTATTCTTTAACTAAAGGTAAAATACAATGAATCAAGAGTTAGAAACATATTTTAACAATTACTTTGCGATGTTTAGGTCAGAAGGCTGGAAACAGCTAATCTCAGACCTTAGAGGTAATGTTGAACAAATCAACTCAGTAGAGCTTACTGAAGACGCTAATAACCTGTACTTCCGTAAAGGCCAGTTAGCTATCTTAGGTACACTCTTTAATCTTGAGACACAGATTGATAGCGCCAAAGAACAAGCAGAATCAGATGATACTGAGGAAGCTATAGATGAGGCTGTTTGATTTCAGATGTCCTGATGGGCATAAGTTTGAAGATTTAGTAAAGTCCGATGTCACAACTTCTAGGTGCAGTTGTGGCTTGGACGCAAAGCGAATTGTATCTCCTGTGAGGTCTAGGTTAGAAGGTATCAGTGGAGACTTCCCTGATGCACATGACAAGTGGGCTAAACGCAGGAAACAGCAAATCGCATACGAACGGAAACAAGGTATTAGTTAACCCTTCCGTTATAATAAAGTTCTCCACAATACTAAGGTACGGAGTTAATAATGGCTAGAATTATAGAGAATGAGCGTCAGGACGTAGAGTCCACAGACCAGTTAGATATGTTTAATGAGGAAGAGCAGGTAACCCCTGAACCACAGGAGCCTTCTTCTATCCCAGAGAAGTATCAAAACAAGTCTGCTGAAGAACTAGTGCAGATGCATCAGGAGGCTGAGAAGCTACTGGGCAGGCAGAGTTCTGAAGTTGGTGAACTACGGAAAGTTGTAGATAATTACATACAGACACAACTCACACCGGAACAACAAGCACCCCAAGAAGTCGAAGAAATAGACTTTTTTACAGACCCTGATAAGGCTGTAGACAGGGCAATTCAGAACCATCCTAAGATTAGGGAGGCTGAAGCCGTCACAAACCAGTATCGCCAGAGTAATGCTATGGCAGAACTGAAGGGTAAGCATCCAGATATGGAGTCTATCCTACAGGATACTAAGTTTGCTGAGTGGATTCAAGCATCTAAAGTTAGGACTAGATTGTTTGTAGACGCAGACCAGAAGTATGACCATGAAGCCGCCGATGAGCTATTTAGCCTTTGGAAAGAACGGCAGAACGTAGTCCAACAGACTGCACAGGTTGAACAACAGGCTCGTAAGCAGGCGGTTAAATCAGCTAGTACAGGCAATGCCCGTGGTAGTTCTGAATCTGCACCAAAGAAGATCTATAGAAGACAAGACATTATTAACCTTATGAAAACAGACCCTAATCGCTACGCTGCATTACAACCAGAAATTATGCTTGCGTACAAAGAGAAAAGGGTCAGATAAACTTATATCTTAGGAGATATTTATTATGACTGATTCCACATATCCCGCAACTGGCGGGTTCGTTGACAACAGTAGCGCAGCTACTTTCATCCCAGAAATCTGGAGTGACGAGATTATTGCTGCATACCAAAAGAATCTTGTATTGGCTAACCTAGTCAAGAAGATGTCTATGTCAGGTAAGAAAGGTGATACCATTCACGTTCCTAAGCCTGTCCGTGGTGATGCCCATGCTAAAGCAGCTAAGACCGCTGTAACAGTACAGGCAAGCACAGAAGGTGAAGTACAGGTTTCTATTAACCGTCACTTTGAGTACTCACGCTTAATTGAAGACATTACAGACGTACAGGCGTTGTCTTCTTTGCGTCAGTTCTATACAGAGGACGCTGGCTATGCTCTTGCAAAGCAAGTAGATACTGACCTACACAGCTTGGCTACTGGCCTAGGTGCATCAGGTACTACTAGTACTACTTACTTGAACAATGGCGGTACGTTCTTTATTAACAACGGTGCTGCTACCTTGACTACTTATGTAGCTGACACTGTTGTTCCTGCTGACATCTTTACTGATGGTGGCTTTAGAGCGTTGATCCAGAAGCTAGATGACGAAGACGTACCTATGGACGGACGTAGCTTTATCATTCCTCCTTCAGTGCGTAACACGATCATGGGTATTGATCGCTACGTTAGCTCTGACTTTGTTAACAATGGCAAAGTAACTGGTGGACAGATCGGTGAACTATACGGTATCGGTATTTATGTAAGTACTAACTGCCCTGTAGTTGAAACCGCTGCTGCTAACAGTGCTTCAGGTGCTGTAGATAGCTTAGGTGCTCTCTTGGTACACCGTGATGCACTAACTCTTGCCGAACAGCAAGGCGTTAGATCGCAGACACAGTACAAGCAAGAATTCCTTGCTAATTTGTTCACTTCAGACACCTTGTACGGCAAAGCTGTACTACGTCCTGAAGCCGGACTTACCTTGGTTGTTCCTAAGTAACAACCGTCTAGCTGGGGGCTGCTTAGGTGGCCCCTTAGCTTTATCTTTAAGGGGTGTATAATGCTACAAGCTCTCATTGGACCTATAGCTAACTTAGCTGGTACTTTCCTTAAAAATAAAGCTGCTGAAAAGCAAGCTGTACATGAATCCAAGTTACGCCGTATTACAAATGACGGTGATTGGGAAACTCAACAAGCTGCTGCCTCACAAACCTCATGGAAAGATGAATGGTTTGCTGTAGTTTTAAGTTTGCCATTGATAGGTGCTTTTATACCTTCTATGGTCCCCTACGTTGAACAAGGATTTACTGTATTGTCTACTATGCCTGATTACTACAAAGCCTTTCTAGGTGGCGCTATAGCTGCAAGTTTTGGTATTAAAACCTTGTCTACTTGGGGTAAGTAATGGCTGAGTCTTTTTCTTCCTTTGCTAATCCTTTCCTTGAATACCGTGATACTTTATCCGGTGGTGCTAACTATTTTGATATTAACGATGTAGATAACGTAGATGACTACTATGACACTGCATTTCAAAAAGCATTTTCTGATACAGGGTACTTGACTGATATTGATATTGTTGGTGGTGAAGGAGGTGTAGGCGGTGGTCAAGTAGACTATAGCCCTACTCGTATACTAACTGAAGGAGAATACCGTGGCTTTGTTGGGGATGCTCCAGCTTATCTAAGTGACTTTGGTAATGAACGTGCAGATGTTATTAAAACTAAACAAGCATATAGTTCTGTTCAAAATTTAAACAGTACTGAAGACTTGCAAGCTGCTTTAAGTTCTTACTACGGTTATGATGTTACGGCTAGCAAACAATCTTTTAGTAAATCTGACTTTGGCGGTAACTTAGGTACACACACTAATTCTTCAGACTCTGAATTGCAGCAGTTCCATTCTCTTGTAGAACCTATCCTTAAAGATCAAATTTCTTATCTACAGGCTACTAAAGGTTTAAACTATCAAGAAGCTTTGATGGAATCTTATAATAGTGACCCTATGTTACAGGCGCTTTATCATAAGTATGATGTTAGCCCTATTAGACAGACTAAAGATGGCTCTACTTATCTTTATGATCCTTTCAGCTTTAGTGAGATAAGAACTTTAGAAGTTAAAGATCCTAGTATAAAAGACATAGGAATAGCTGCTGTAAAAGCTTATGTTATAGGGTCTATTTTAGGGCCAATAGCAGGAAGTATTGTTCAAGGTATAGGCGGGACTGCCACTCAGATTGCTGTTAAGGCTGGTGTGTCTAAAGCTACCGCAACAGCTATTGCTGCTACTCTTGGGCCTACGGCAGCAACTATGGCAGCTAGTGCAGCTACTTCTTTTATATTAGGTGGAGATCCTATTAAAGCAGCATTATCCGCAGGTATACCTATTGGTAACATTCAAATCCCTGGAACAAATGGAGCTACCCTAAGCAGTATAGCTGGGAACTTAACTGGTGGCCCTGTAAACTTCTATTTAGGCGGTGATCCTGTTTCTATAGCGTTAGCTGAACGTCTTAGTGCTGTTTCTTCTGTCAGTCAAGGTGCAGGAGGAGGAACAGGGTCTTCTATAGGAGGAGGAGGCACAGGTGCAACACCAGACTTTAACCCTTATATCAATAGTATTGCTGCTTCTGTTGCTGCTAGTAATTTAGAAGAAGAAGAAGAAGAACAAGAAGCTACAATAGACTTTACTTTTAATCCTTATACTGAATCAGAGGAAGTAGCAGCAGCAGTTAGTGCTGTAAGCGAAGCAGAGAACGCTAGTAACGCAGCACAGGAAGCTCTTAACACACCTTCTTCTTACACAAGTGCTATAGATGACTATGCAGGACGCTTTAAGGAAGCTATGATAGAAAACAGAGGTAGACCTAGCCAAGCCTCAAGGTTCTATCTACAGAAAATAAGAGCAGCGGAAGCCGCTGAAAAACAAGAGTTAAATGAGAAAAGAATTGCAGCTAACGTTGCTAAAGGTAACTATGATGCAGCAGTAAAAAATGAATCTGAAATAAGGCGTGGGGAAGAAAGAACCTATCAAGCAGAGAAAGCTGCTGCTTATCAAGCATTTTTAGCAGAAGACGCTGCCCGTAAAGAAAGAAACAGGATAAGAGCAGAAGAAGCTGCGGTTGCTAGAGCCAGAGCGGATGAACTAGCAGCTAAAGAAGAAACAGCTAGAATAGCTAGGGAAGAAGCGCAGGCTGTTGCAGACGCTAAAGCTGCTAAAGATGCTGCTGATGCTAAAGCTGCTAAAGATGCTGCTGATGCTAAAGCTGCTAAAGATGCAGCAGACGCTAAAGCTGCTAAAGATGCTGCTGATGCTAAAGCTGCTAAAGACAAAGCAGATAAGGCAGCTAAAGATGCTGCTGATGCTAAAGCTAAAAAGGCTGCTGATGCTAAAGCTAAAGCTGATAAAGCTGCTGCTGATAAAGCTGCTGCTGACTTAGCTCAAGAAAAAGCTGATGCTGCAAAAGCTGAAGCTAAAAGACTAGCTGACGCAGAGGCTGAAGAAGCTAGAAAAATAGCTAAAGAAATAGAAGATGCAGAAAAAGAAGCAGGTAACTTACCTCCTGAAACAGATGTTACACCTCCTGACTTTGATGAGATTGACACAGACACTACAGTAGATAATCCCCCACCTGAAATAGATGATCCTGAGATAGATCAGAAGTTTGTACCTCCTGAAGAAGATGATTCAGGTGGCGGTGGTGGCGGTGGGTCTTCTGAAGGCGGTGGAGCCTCAGGCACTGGAGGAGGTGCTGGCGCTGGAGATGCTTCAGAGGAAACTGAAAAACTTCCTTTCTGGCAGATACTTGAAAAGTTTGCTGATGGTTCTGTAATAGCTAGAGATCAGAAAGGCAATGTTGTTAAATTAGGACCAGAATACTGGAATGCTGACAACGATGGTGACGGGAAACCTGATGCTCTTAATGGTGAAACTTATAGCGAAGATGAAGCAACGATTACACAGCAAGATTGGACTTTAATATTTAGTAATATAAACCGTAATTCAACAGGTAGTTACGAGTATGGAGGACAAACTCTTTCTTCTCAAGAAATACAAGAAAGAGCAGAAGGTGGAGATGCTTTTGCTGCTACAACTGATGCTGGAATAACAGACGGTGCAGGTACTGGTAATTCATCATATATTGATTCTTCAGGAGACGGTGCCGCCGGTATAAACACTGGAGCAGGTACTGGAGGTGCTGGAACAGGCTCTGGAAGTGCTGCTGGTGGAGCAGGCACAGGAACAGCCGGAGGTGCTACTGGTGAAGGAACTGGAGAAGGAACTGGAGAAGGAACTGGTACAGGAACTGGAGCCGGTAGTGGTACAGGCACTGGTACTGGTACTGGCACTGGCGCTGGTGACGGCTCTGGCAGCGGTGCAGGGGCAGGCGCTGGGACAGGCACTGGTATGTTTGGAGGTGCAGGCTCAGGAGGAGCAGGACAGTCATCAGTAACTGGTTTAATGTTTAGTGACTATATGAATAAATACCAAGCACCAGAGTTACTAGAACGTGTGTTGCCGTTACAGGGTTACAAAGCACCACAAGGTTTATTTAAAGGAATAATTTAATGGCTACAACGTACCTAAGTTTAATGAATAGTGTACTGAGAAGGCTCAGAGAAGAAGAAGTAGCTGATGTTACTGAAACAGCTTACTCTAAGATGGTAGGAGACTACATTAACGATGCTAAAAGTTTAGTACAGGACTCACATGATTGGTCTACTTTACGCAAGACTGTGGTTGTACCTACAGTAGAAAATACTACAGAATATAGCTTGACAGGAGCAGGAGAACGTGTTAAACTATATAGTGCTATAAACGATACTTCAAACTTCTTTATGCACTATGAGTCTCCAAACTGGTTTAGTAATGCCTACTACATTTCAGGGGAAGTTACAGGCACTCCTGACTCCTATACGTTTAGTGGAGTAGACAGTAATGCTGATACTAAAGTAAGAGTATACCCTAAGCCATCCGGTGTATTTTCACTACGATTTGATGTGTGCTCAAGAGAGCCTGATTTAACAGTAGACTCTAGTACTACAGTACTACCAGCAATGCCCATTATACACAACGCTGTAGCTTTACTTGCTAGAGAACGTGGTGAGACAGGTGGTACTACTACACAAGATTATTTTATCATTGCAGATAAACATCTTAGTGATGCTATTGCACAGGATGCATATAAGAATCCTGAAGAATTTATTTACACGGTGCAATAATGGCACAGCAAAGAGAAAACATATACATTGGTGCTCCAGGATTTAGAGGCATCAATACTCAAGATGCTCCTGTAGGTCAGGATGCTTCTTATGCTTCTATAGCAGAGAATGCAGTCATTGACAGCTTTGGACGTATAGGTGCTAGGAAAGGCATTAATCTTTTAACTAGCAGTGCTTCTCCTTTAGGGTCTAGTGTTGGCGTAGAGAACCTATTCCAGTATGTAGATTACAGTGGTACAACTGTAGTGTTCTCTACTGGTAACAATAAGATATTTACAGGCACTTCTAGCCTTACAGACATAACTCCAAGTGGCTATACAGTATCAGCTAACAATTGGAAGATTATAAACTTTGCTAACCACGCTTACTTTTGGCAGTCAGCGCATGAGCCTCTAATATACACAGATGAATCTGGCTCAGGTGTACTAGCAGCTATGAGTGACCATAGCCATTCTACAGGTACACCACCGCAGGCTAATGAGGCTTTAGCGGCTTTTGGTAGAGTATGGGCTGCTGACGTTGTAAACAATAAACACACTGTCTACTGGTCTGATAGTCTAAATGGTCATGCGTGGACAGGAGGCAGCACAGGTAGCTTAGACGTTACATCTGTATGGCCTACAGGACATGATGAGATTACTGCACTAGCAGAGTTTAATGACCTGTTGGTTATCTTTGGTAAGCGTAGCATCCTACTGTACTCCGGTGCTTCTTCACCTTCTAATATGACGCTACAGGACACTATTACAAACATAGGCTGTGTAGCTAGAGACAGCGTACAGTCTACAGGCTCAGACTTGTTTTTCTTATCTAGCTCTGGTGTCCGTAGTTTAGGTAGAGTTATACAAGAA